TACGGGAGGCACGATCTACGTCTCTGGCACGCTCGACGTGCGGATCGACGACGAGATCTACTCTGGGACGAGCGGCACGGTCGACCGGTGGCGCGTCTCTGGCGCGTCGAATCCAGGCGAGGTCGGACGTCTGTCCGCGAGCCATCGCCTGAACATGACCGCGATCGACGTCATCGAGGTCGAGCCGAGGATCACGCCATGACGCCGCAGCAGGGACCGATCATCGACATGGCGCTCGTCCGCACGAAGACGCAGGCTGCGGTCGCCGAGGCTTTGAATGCCTCCATGCTGATCCTCAGCTCCTCGATCCGTACGATGCTTAGTCAGCCAGGAACGGGACGGCAGTACTTCCGCAGCCAGGGATACGGACGGCGCAGGAACCGACGTCAGGCAGGCGTCCATGTCGCGTCGGCTCCAGGCAGGCCGCCTGCCGTCGATACGAACCGACTGCGCGCATCCTTCACGGTCTCGTCAGTGCCGAAGCAGGGATCGCGATCGTTTGGCACCGACGCATTCGTCGCGAACGTGCAGGAACCGACGCGCACCGTCCTGACCTTCGGATCGCGCGTGCCGTATGCGGTGTTCCTAGAGTTCGGGACTCGCCGCGTGCGCCGTCGTCCATACATCGCGCCGACGCTCGAGAAGTTCCGTCCGAAGCTGCCGGCGATCTTCGCGGTCGCCTTCAAGCGACACTTCCCGAGGGTCAAGGCATGAGCGCGAAGGCGATGCTCGATGCGATCTGGACGCGCCTGCAGGCTTCGACGGTCTACACGACGGTCGGAGGCAGGATCGGACTCTCGGAGCTGCCTGCGAACACGGCGCTCCCGCTCGTCGTGTACGACTTCGAGTCCGCGCCGACCTGCGAGAAGCTATTCGGGAGCGTCGAACGGTTCGATGGGATCCTCGTCTTCCGCATCTACCAGAGCGCGGCCGCTGGGAACACGCTGCACACGGTGTCGGCTGACCTTCTGACCGCGATGAGCGCCGCGATCTCGCCGACCGGGTTCGACAGGCTGACCGCCGTCAGGATCTCCGTTGGGTCGCCTTCATTCGAGGACGACGGGTGGACGATGGTAGACAGGTACAGGGTCGTTGGATACCGCACAAGCTGAGGCAAAGAAATGGCAATCGACCAATACATCGTCGGCAATGACGGAGACGTGAGCTTCTCGATCGGAGGCACGGCGCAGAGCTTCATGAAGGTCACGACCTTCACCGCGAACCTCTCGCGCAACGTCTCGGTCATCACCGGCTTCGGCGACACCGGCGGCCGCCGTCGCCTCGGGATGCTCGACCTGACCGGCACGCTCTCAGGCGTCGCAGGCGTCGGAGTCGCGACCGTTACGACGAGCACCAACTCCATCTTCTCGCAGGACTTTTCGAGTCCAGTGACGAACAACACGAATCATCTGGTGCAGGCGACGCTCACGCTCTATAGCGGAACAACGGCGACCAGCTCCGCGAAGATCGTGGCGAAGTGCGTGCTCTACAACTGGAGCTTCAACAGCGCGAAGGCCGGCGACTCGACGCTGTCGTGCAACATCGAGAACGCGGATGGCGTCGCGCCGGTCGTGACCTGGCTGACCTGATGAACGAGTTTGAGAAGGCGATGGCGGTGGTGATGCCTGACGGGTCGGACTGGCTCGTCACTGTCGTCCCGCGCTCCGGTCCCGTCAGGAACCGCAGGATCTCGCCTGGCACGATCACGGAGGAGCAGGCGGTCGAGATCGCGCTTTCGGTCGAGAGGCTCAGGCGCGACCAGTTGCGCGACCTGTCGGTCAGGCGCGTCGGCGACAGGAGGCTCGAGGTGCCGACCGCAGGCGACCCGCTGTCGGACCTCATCAGGAGGATCATGGAATGAACATGGCTGCATCGTTTCCCGTCACCGTCAAGGGACGGACGTATGAGCTCCGTCCGCTCACCGTGCGCGAGCGGATGAAGCTCGCGAACATCCACGTCGACCGCGAGCGGACGAAGGCGATCGACCTCGCTCGCGCGATGGAGGCGAAGGGTCGCGAGGCCGCCGAGTTCGTCGCCGCTCGCGTGGACGAGGCGGAGAAGATGAGTTCCTTCGTGATGAGCTGCTTCTCGCTCGAGGGAGCGATGGCGGTCCTGCTCCTCGCCGCGCGCAGCCATGCCGAGGCCGAGGAGATCGGATCGCTCGTCGAGCCTGCCGAGATCGGACGCATCGCGGCTATGTGCCTCAACGTGGCGGTCGCTTCTGCCGATGGAACGGATGCAGACTCGGGAAACTGAGCGCGCCTCCGCAACCGGAGCGGAAGCGCGACCTGCTTGCGGAGGCACACTTGATCGCTCGCACGGCTCCAGGACTCGGAAACCCGCTCGACCTCACCTGCGCTGAGTTCGACGAGCACCTGCGCCTCTCGGTGAAGGGTGGCTCCGTTTGATCGCCGGCGACCTCGAGATCCGCATCGCGGCGGTCTACGACCAGCTTGGTCGCGACCTCAAGGCGGCAGAGCAGACGAGCGCTCGGTCAGGCATGGTCTCTGGCCAGCAGTTCGGCCGCGAGTTCGGAAATGCCTCCACGACGTATCTGTCGCAGGCTGCGGACGGAATCAAGGTCAAGTTCCAGAAGGCGCTCTCTGGAGCGAACCTCGCCGCGACATTCGCGAACAGCCTTGAGGCAGGCATCCGATCTGGGTCGGCAGAGGAATCCGTGAAGGCTGCGATCCGAGCGATCCCGATCGTCGGCGGCCTGATCGACGCCGTCGCCGAGGCTGTCGTCGAAGGCGTCACAGGCGCGAAGGCGATGGCTGCTGCGGAGGCTGCTCGAGCAGAGCAGGAGAAGAAGGCGGTCGAGTTCCGCACGCGGCTGACGAAGCTCGAGGTCGAGCGCATCCAGACCGTTCAGCAGGCAGAGGTCGACGCCGCGATGGAGGTCGACAAGCGCAAGGGACTGATCGAGAAGGCGCGGCTCGACATCTTCAACGCGCGCGCTCAGACGAACGAGCGGCTGACGCAGAACCTCGACAAGCAGGAGCGGGACAGGATCCAGGAGATCCAGCGCCTGCGGGAGCAGGCGATCAAGGACAGGCTCCAGCGCGAGCTGCGCGCTCTTGACGAGGCGGACGCGAAGGCGAAGCAGATCGAGGACGAGCGCAAGGCGCGCGAGGCGAAGGAGCTGCAGGACAAGAAGGACCGCGAGATCGCGCGCATCGAGGAGGAGGCGGGACGGCGCTCCGCCGCGCTGCGCGAGCAGTCGGCTGCCGTGCAGTCGTCCGTCTCGAGCTTCTCGACCTCGTTCGGGACGTTCAAGTTCTCGAGCTACACGGAGGCTGAGAAGAAGCAGGTCGACCGCGACATCCTCGACCAGATAAAGTCGATCTACGCCGAGGCTCGCCGGCTTCGCGATGCGGTGCAGTCTGGCGGCGGAGGGTTCAACTGATGGCGCAGGTGACGGTCGAGGCGCTTGACACGCGATCGCTCTCCGACAGCGGCGGACGCCTTGTCGGTACGCGGTCCTTCTACGTCTATGACGACGATCCAGCGACGCCGATGGTCGAGCCGTCGTCCATGCAGTTCGGCACAGGCGGAATGCCTGACTACGGCGAGTCGTTCCCAGGCGAGCCGGAGGTGTTCGCGACCGGCTTCTCGATCGAGGCGGTTCCGAACTCGAACTACGTCTGGCGGATCACATGGCAGTACATGGCCGGTGGCGGCGGCGAGATCATCGCTCCGATCGACGTGCAGCCGATGTCGCCTGGGTACGTCACGATATCGCTCGAGTATGGAGGCGAGTTTAGAGATGCATGGAGAGCGGATCCAGGCTTGGCGCTGTGGAGTCCGTTCTACACGGGAACGGACATCGGCGGCACGAAGATCGACGCGGCAGGCGAGCCGACGAGCGTCTTCGTCCCGATGCAGATGCTGATCGTGGAGGAGACGGTCACTTCCGGGTCGATGGCTTCGCGCTCGATCAACATCAGGCTACAGACAGGGACTCGGAACTCGAGCGCCTTCTATGGAGCGCAGGTGGGAACGCTGCTCTACGAAGGAGCGAGCGCTCGGCGCGTAAGCCTGACGGCGTATTCCGTGACGCACCGATTCCGATACGACGAATGGCTGCACGCTCGGCAGCAGCCTCGGATGAACCAGCAGCGGCAGCCGGACGTCGACCTCTATGGCGGCATCATCCAGGCGAACTCCGTCCGCTGGGTGCAGCCGTTCCCGAACACCTCGAACTTCAACGCACTCTCGGAGAACTTCTGATGGCAGGCGAGATCACACTGAACGCGAAGATCGCGGTGATAAAGGGATCGCTCATCCAGCGGTTCGACCCAGGCACGCTATCGCTCGACATGAGCGGCTCGACTGCGGACGGAGCGGTGCAGTCGATCCCGACGACGGCTGCCGGCACCGCGCTCGACGTCTCCGCGCTGACGACCGCCGGCTGGTCGTACTTCTGCAACACGGACGCTACGAACTACGTCGACATCGGAGTGCAGGTCGGCGGCACGTTCTATCCTCTGCTGAAGCTCAAGGCGGGTGAGTCGACCATCGCTCGTCTCGGTACGAACAGTCCATACGCTCGAGCGAACACCGCAGCCGTGAACCTCCAGTACTTCATCTTCAACGACTGATGCCTTTCCCCAAGTTCACCAGCGGCGGGTCGGGACGACTGACCTTTGACGTGATGAACGAGCTCTTCGCGCGCGTCGAGAAGCTCGAGGGGAAGGCGCGTCCAGGCGGCCTCGAGCTGCCGAAGATGAAGCACGCCTTCTTCGCGAGGGTTACGGCGCAGAACACGGGAGCGAATGCGCATCAGTTCAGCTTCGCGGAGGTCTGCCGGCAGAATCCGCAGACCGCGTACAGCGGGACGCTGGACCCTGCGGCATGGACTCCGGTCAACGGAGGACAGACGAGCGCCGGTGTTCCGCTCGCGGGAGGAACGGTCAGCTCGTTCCGCTATCCGCTCATCGGGAGCGGGATCGCGGTCGGCACGATCCTGCCGATCGTCGCGAGCGTCGACGAGAAGGGAAACCTCGTCTACGTCCCGATCCAGGCAGGTGGAGGCAGTGTTTCATTCCCAGCGCGCATCGTTGGGTATCAAAATATCGAACCTGAGAAAAGCTGGCGATATTCAGTGAAACGGGCTGTCGTAGCAGCTACGGCTACGCAGCTCGACTTTACCGATATAAGCGATCCGATGGATGCATGGAATGGCGCAGAATGGGTTGTCGATTCTCCATCAAGTTCAGTGTTCGGCGTCGGAATGGAGCCTCAGCCTAGTCCGACGCTGCAGCTGATTCGTCAGCCAATCAGGGTCGGAGTCCATGTCGTCGTCGTCGACGATGGAAACGGCAAGCTCGTCTTCTCCATGCCGAACGGATACAAGGTGATCTGCTGATGAGCTCTCTACCGACTACGTTCAACCTCGCCGACCGCTCGCTGCGTCCGAACCGCAGGATCGCCGCAAGGCTCCTTCCTGCGGCGAAACTCACTGTCTACGAGTGTCCGCAGTCGCGCACCTGCAGCGTCACATCGGTCGTCATCGCCAACGTCACCGCCGCCGTCGAGGAAGTCGACCTGCATCACGTCATACCGACCGAGAGCGCGGGAACCTCGAACGCTCTGCTCTATGCGGTCTCCGTCGCCGCTAACAGCACGATGGTCGTGGAGCTACCTATCACGCTTACCGCAGGCGACAAGCTCGTCGGACAGGGTTCAACGGCTTCCGCGCTCTGCGTCACGGTCTACGGGTCAGAGGGATGAGCTCGGAGCTGCTGCCATGCTGCTGCGGCTGCGGACAATGCATCTGCCCGCCTGTCGTGACGAAGATCCGATGGACCGGCTCGTTCTACGTCAAGCCTGATCCGTGCACCTGTCGAAACACCGTCGTCGGGAACAGGGCTGGCTCGCGTTTTGAAGCATACACGATCCAGGACGGATCTATCAGGACTCTGGTCACGGGGAACTGCTGCGTGTATGCGAGCAACTTCTGCTACCAGGCTGGAGCGACGGGATTCGGAGGCATCTCCCAGCAGGTCGCGAGATACAGCGCTTCATGCGTGGACCTCGGATGCAGCCTCTTCTCCTGCGCGCTGACATATGGCGCCGAGTATTCGCTCCGCAAGCCGTCGACGACATCCGGCCGATGGATCGCGCGCGTCGGCATGTGCGGACTCGGGAGGATCAGGCTGGATACATCCGGCCCATCGCCTCGGTACGTCGATGACAAGGTGCAGCTGCTCTTCGAGGCTCCGTATCTCAATTCATGCGGGCCGTCGATCGGAAACTTCACCTACCTAGGCGCATCCTATTTCGACGGCACTCCCGTAGCTGTCGGAGACTGCGTCGAGGGATGGCTTTCATCAGCCGCGACGACGCCGGGATCGCCAGGACTCGGAGTTATCGCGGCGATAAACCCAGGGAGCGTGACCCTGTCATGAGATGCAGGTTCGACAATTCCGGATACTGCCATAACGTCGAGGCGAACAGGCGCGACGGGACGAACGTTCCGAGCGTGGAACGCTGCTCGTCCTGCTCCTTCTACTCTGGTCGTGCGCGCGGACTCGGAGATGCGATCCATTCGGCGCTCCATGCCGTCGGCATCGCGCAGGCAGTCGAAGCAGCATCGAAGGCGGTCGGAAAGGACTGCGGGTGCGCTGATCGGCGCGCCGCTCTCAATGCGGTTGTTCCATTCGACGATGACAGCGGAAAGGCGGCACCATGAGCATCACCTACACGGGAACGAACGGACTCTTCACGCGCCTCGGCGCGCTCGTCTACATGATGGACGCGGTCCGCACGCACCAGAACAACCTGCTCACGCTGTTCGCGAACGTGCAAGGCGAGTACTCGACCGCCGACCGCTACATGATCGACCAGCTCTCGGGGAACATCGAGCAGCGGATCGCGGAGGCAGGCGGCGTCCTCGAGGACGTGCGAGCGGCTGCCGTGAAGACGATCGTCGAGATGGCCTACGCCGACAGCGCCACGTCGACCGCGAACACGATGCAGACCAAGCAGATCGCCGATGCGCTGGTCTTCCTGATCCGCGACATGGACGCGACGAGCAACAAGGTCAAGGGGACCACGGTCGCCGCCGGCGTGCTCGGCACCGGAGCTGGCAACACCGGCAACGGCACGATGACGCAGCTCCTCGAGGCTCCGAACATCCTTCTCTCCTCAACGAACGACTGGCCGAACATCCGCGCCGACCTCCTCGAGTTCCGCTGCGTCCAGGACGCGCAGAACGGATCCATCTCGGCAGGCAGCGAGATCTTCCAGGTGCGCGGCGGCGCTTCGTACAGCGGACTCGACTACCGCTTCCCAGGCGGAAGCGGCACGGACATCAGGATCACCTCTGTCTGCGCGAGCGTCGACAACGGCGCGATCTACACGAACATCCTCACGAACTCCGACCTCGAGGACTGGACGAGCAACGTCCCCGACCAATGGACGGTCTCGAGCGGAACCGCCGGCACAGACTTCTCGCGCACGACGACCTTCGCGCGCGGGACGTATGGACTGAAGGCAGAGGTGACTGGCGCGACGTTCAAGATCCGCCAGCAGCTTGGATCGGTCGGCGGGACGCTCGGCAGGCTCACGCCTGACCGACCCTACGTCCTCGCGGCGATGATGAAGAAGGACGCGAGCGCGACGGGGACGATCCGCCTGAGCCTCCAGGACGGGAGCGGCAACATCCTCAACTCGGGAGCGGTGGCGATCTCGCAGTCGGTCGCGAGCCTGACGACCTCATACGCGCTCGTCACGCTGGCGTTCCGATCGCCGAAGGCTCTGCCGAGCACGGTGTACATCTCGCTCGAGACGACGACGGCGGTCGCGACGGCCGCAGCCTACGTCGATGAGATCAGGCTCGCTGAGATGCCGGCGATCGCGCCAGGCGGACAAGCCGTGACGGTCCTGACCGGCACGACGGACTGGGCCGTCGATGACACGCTCCGCAAGAAGTTCAGCAATAGCAACGAAGGCGCATTCGTCAGGGCCTTCGACCGCCTGTTCGAGATGTACCGGCTGGGACTCAGCCTGCCTCAGAACTACCTCGGCAGCGAGACCATCTCTGACACTCTGATCGCCTGAGCAGCTCGCGCAGGAGCATCGACCGAGCCTGCGCGACGAGGTTCCGCAGCTCGTCGTCGTCGGCTAGGTCAAGCGCGACCGTGTAGAGATCGAGCGTCGTCCATTCGACAGAGATGATAGAAGGCGACGATGTCGCCTCGCGACCGATGCAGCCGCGCTGTATATCCGACCTACGCAGTGCATAAAGGCATTGCAGGACGTGCTCCTGGACGCGCTTCGCCTTAAGCTTGTCGAGTTTCGGAGGATTCTCTGCAGGACCGTCCCCGATCATGCTGATATAGTAGACGTAGCGGCAGGAGCCGCAACGCCTCGCATGGAGCGAGGCAGAAGGAGACATCATGCCAGAATGGGATATCACCCCAGTCGTGTTCCTCGCGGTACTCGCGGTGGTTCATTTCTTCCCGCACGGTCCGAGCCTGAAGGGAGGTCGCGATGAGTGATCTCGTCAAGGCCGGCACCCAGGCGCTCGAGGCGTACATCGCCGCTGG